ATATTAAATATAGTATTGAGGAATTAAAGGGAGTACTAATAGATGTCCAAAAAGCTCGGAAAACCAGAAAGTGATAGCGATGTAGTCAACGAAGAACCGAAAGTAGTTTTAATTGGTACGGGGTGGGTTGGTCAGTTTTGTCATGCTTATTTCAAAAATGCTGATTTAGTCAATAGCAAGGGTTTTGTAAAACAAAAATACAAACATTATGACCTAGCTATTATTGGGGTGCCAACACCAATGAACAAGAAGACGGGACAATGCGACATTTCGATTGTGGAAGAATCTGTAAATAAGTATAAAGATATTGTAGATAACTTTTTAATTAAATCGACTGTAGAAATTGGGACAACTAACTATTTGGCTAAAAAATACAATGTAAACATTGCCATGAGCCCCGAGTATGTCGGTGAAACATTAGGACACAAGCTTACCGAACCCAAGAGAGATACCTTTTTAATTCTTGGGGGAACCAAACGAGTCATTAATAAAATTGCTGAGTTTTGGCGATTAGTTTTACATTCCGATAGTAGAATATTTTTATGTAGTTCTATTGAAGCAGAGATTATTAAATATTGTGAGAATTATTGGATTATGAGGCGAGTGGATTACTGGAATGAGGTCTATGATTTCTGTGAATTATTTGGAGTTAGTTTCGATATGGTGCGAGAGGGATTAGTACTTGACTCCAGACTTGGTAGAACACATAGTTTTGTTTATCCAAATAATAGGGGCTGGAGTGGGAAATGTTTACCAAAAGATATGAACGCTTTGTATTTTAAATTAAAACAAATAGGCTACGACAACTTAACGCTCAAGCATTTAATAGATAAAAATTGCACAATATGGAGGGCTGGTTACAAAGATAAAAACCAGTTAAAACCAGATGAAGATTACTGAAACCGTATCATCTCAAGAGACTAACAAATCGGACATTATAAAAAGAGATTTTCCTGAAATCCTCTATAATTCGGCAGGATTTAGGAAGGCGGCCTGTAAAAAGGCTGGAATATCAAGAGATACTTTTTATCGTTGGTATAAAGACCCGGAATTTAAGAAAGTTATTGATCAGGTAGACGAGGAATTAATAGATAAGGCTGAAAGTCAGCTCTTGATTAATATCGAAAAAGGCAAAGAAACGAGTTTAATTTTCTTTCTAAAGAATAAAGCCCCCAAGAAATGGCGTGACGTACACGAATTAGAGATAATACCTCCACAAGAAAAGATTAAACAAGTATTAGAGGCGATTAAAAATGAATCTATATCAAAAGATGGTGCTGGCGTTCTTCAAGAACAGTCAGGGACAGCCTTACCTTCTAACACAGGGACAAAGTGATATTTTCCGTCTAGTCTATGAACCTTCCATTAAGAGAGGGGCGGTTAAGGCGGTTACTCAATATGGTAAAAGTGATGTTACCTCTATTGCTATACTCTTAACGGCTATTGAAAGACGGGAGAAGATTTTAATTGTTTCCCCTTCTGAAAAGCAATCCCGGATTATTATGTCATATGTTATCGGACATATCTTTGACGATGATTATTTAGAAGCCATGTTGGAATATGAAGGTAGTAAGGAAAGATTAAAAGAAGAACGAAGCAAGCAACGGATAACTTTCAATAACGGATCAGAAATATATATACTAACCGCAGAAGCCGGTATTGTCTCAAGAGAAGCAAAGGGACTGATGGGATTTGGAGCTTCTATTGTGATTGTAGATGAAAGTGCTTTGATTCCAGACAATATGTACTCGAAGATATTGCGAATGATTGGGGGAGTTGAAAATGGAAAGATAGTACAGTTGGGTAATCCGTTTCAGTCAGGACATTTTCAAAGAGCTTTTACTTCACCTCGTTATCAGTCTTTAACTATAGATTATCATCAGGCTATTAAGGAGGGTCGAATATCGGCTGATTTTGTGCAAGAAGCTAGGGAAGAAATGTCTTCGATGGACTTTACCATATTTTATGATTGTCAATTTCCAAGTGGAGGGGCAGAAGATTCATTAATTCCTTATGAATGGATTAAAAAAGCAATAAATAGAAATGTAATCGGTGACGAGTCACAAGTGGGGGTTGATGTAGCAAGGTTTGGAAGGGATAGAAGTGTCTATATTTATCGAAGGGGCTACGAAGTGACTAGAATCGCTGAAAATACAAAAGTTGATACTATGTCCCTTGTAGGTTGGCTCAGAAATCTACTTGATGAAGATGATCCTGATAATATCGCTGTCGATGTAATCGGTATTGGTGCCGGAGTTTGTGATAGACTAGATGAATTAGGTTATAAGGTAACTGAAGTTAATGTTGGTGAGTCACCGGATGACAAAGACAAGTATTTCAATTTAAGGGCTGAAGTTTTTTGGAGTTTAAGGGAATTATTCAAGAAGGATTTAATCGGAATACCAAATGACAGTTCGTTAGTTCAGGAGTTAACCGATTTGAGGTATAAGTATTCAAGTGAGAAGAAGATCAGAATTGAAGCTAAAGAAGATATGAAGAAGCGGATAGGTAGATCACCGGATAAGGCTGATGCTTTAGCTTTGGCTTTTTTTGATTTGACAAATCTAGGAACAGAACTTATAATTATGGAGAACTAAAAAGAACGCATAAATAGTGGCGTTCTTTTTTTAATATGGTTGACGAATTAATACTAGGATCATCCCTAGAATTACCCGAAGCACCCACGCGTAAGTCTACAGAATATATTAAAACCTATCAGGGATTAATATATTCTTGTGTTTCTCGCATTGCTCAAGAAGTTTCTACTATTCAACTCAAACTCTTAAAGAAGAAAATAATTAAAGGTAAAATTGAATTAGAAGAAGTAGAAGAACATGAGGTATTATCATTATTGTATTATGCTAATGAGTTCTATACTTTTTCGCAATTAATCTTTATTACTGAAGTCTATTGGCAATTGACCGGTGAGGCTTTTTGGGTAATTTTCGATACTAATGATCGGAAAAATCCTAAGCAAGTATGGCCACTTCGACCGGATTGGGTCGATATTATTCCATCTAAAACCGAATTTATAGATCATTATGAATATCATCCTGAGGGTTGGGCTAAAGGGGTAAGATTAGAAAAAGAACAGATTATTTTCTTTAAAAATCATAATCCTTTGAATCCTTATCGGGGTAAGGGTGCAGTTCAAGCTTCAAGTATGGCAATTGATACTTTAGATTTCTTAAATAACTGGAATCGTAATTTCTTTTTTAATTCTGCAATCCCTTCTATTGTTTTTACGACTGATAAAAAATTAAAGAGTGAAGAAATTAAACGATTTATGAGTGATTGGCAGAATAAATATGGAGGGGTGAGTAATGCAAATAAGGTAGCTTTTTTAGGGGGAGGATTAAAACCGGAGATTATCTCACAATCTTTCAAGGATATGGATTTTGCAGTTCTAAAACAAAGTGTTAAAGATGACATTTTAGCGAGTTTTGGTATTCCAAAAACTATTCTAGGATTAACTGAAGATGTTAATCGGGCAACTTCTTCAACGGCGAAACAGATTTTTGCAGAAAATACTATTAAACCATTAATGACAAGTTTTGTTTCTTATTTAAATGAATATTATTTACCTTTATTTGAAGATAAAAGCGATCTCTTTTTTGATTATGAAGATCCAACCCCTGAGGATGTTGAATTACAATTAAAAATTTATGAGAATGGACTAAAAAATGGTTGGCTAACTATTAACGAAGTTAGAGATGAGGAGAACAGAGAACCGATAGAAGGTGGAGATATTATTTATTTGCCTTTTAGCTTACAACCAATGGGATCACCACCTCCAAGTTTTGGAAATAATATTGGAGAAAAAATTAAAGGTTTTTTTGGTAAAACTGACGAAAAACAGGAAGGATATATTACTCTTAAGGCAAAACGAAAAAAGAAACGGATTAAAGATATACTTACACTACCGATTCCCCCTAAACGATTATCAGAAATTCGTAAAGAACAGATAATGAATAATATTAAACCGGATTTGATTAAGATGATTTCGGTTTTAATGAAATATAAAGAACCAGAAAAGTCTAAGGAAGAACAAGAGAAAATTGGAAAACAACGTGAAGCTCATTGGAAGCAGTTGGTAGCAAAGACTGATGTTTGGGAAGCAAAGTATCGGCAGATATTATGGGATTATTTTCAACGTCAGGAAAAAGAAGTTTTGCAAAACATTGAGAGTTTAAAATCTTTTCCGATGATGGAGCGTAAAAATAAAATAGATACTGCCTATTTTGATTTGAAAGAATGGGATAAAGTATTAGAAGTTCAATTAAGACCATATATTAAAGAAATTGTTAATCAACAAGGCGGTTTTACTTTTCATTCTTTAGGATTGCCACAAAATTTGAATCTTTCTACCGAAAGAGCGGTTAGATATTTAGAAAATGTTTCTCTGCGATTTTCAGAAGAAGTAAATCAAACTACTTTAGTTAAATTGAGAGAGAGTTTAGCAGAGGGAGTTAAATTAGAAGAATCGATCAATGAATTACGTAAAAGAGTGAATGAAATTTATGGTAATGCAAGTACAGCTAGGGCAGAGATGATAGCTCGATCAGAGGTATTGCGAGCTTCCAATTTTGCCACAAATGAAGCATATATCCAGAGTGGTATAGTTACGGGTAAGGAATGGTTAACGGCTGAGGATGAAAGAACATGTCCATGGTGTAGTTCAATGAACGGAAAGATTGTTGATGTTAAAAGTGATTTTTTAAAGGAGGGTGATGACTTAACGGTAAATGATAAAAAGTTAGATTTAGATTATTCTGATATAACCACACCTCCCTTGCATCCACAATGTCGATGTACTATTTTGCCTTGGTTAGAAGAAATTGAAACTAGTCAACCTCTATTACCAGATGTTAAAGAAACAATTGAGGGTAACTTTTATATTCCACAAACTAATCAAACTGAATGGTTAAAAACATTTTATAAAAAAGACAATCAACCAGAATTAGCAGAATATGCGGAAGAGTTCGATTTTAAAATTGAAGAGATCGATATTGACTGGATGAAGCGTAATGTACATTTTTATACTACTTTTGACGCTAAAACTGAAAAATATTTTGAGAATATGAAAGATGGAGATAAATTCCCGCCGCTTATAGTTATTCCAGATATTCAAAAAGGAGTAGAAGACAGTTTTGGGCTATTGTTATGGGATGGTAATCGTAGATTTAATGCTTTAATGAAGCTAAAAAATATTAATAAATTTAAGATATTAATAGGGAGTTGGAAATGAAGTTTCCAAAAGAATTAGAAGAACTCATCAGACAATTAGAAGAAGCCGGCGAAAAAAATGCGGTAGCACTAGCAATAATTCAGTGGCAGAAAGAACGTAAAGAAGGTAAAAAGTCTTTTAATTATATGGTGAAAAAGAATATTGAAGAATCTCTAAATGAATTAGAAAAAGTAAAGTTAGATAAAATAAAGGTTGAAAAAGAAATCAGAGATGCAGAAAAAGAAAGAGAAAAGATAATTAAGAGGGCTAAAGAGCAAGCCAAAAAAGAAGCGGAAGAAGAAAAAAAGAGTTTAATACAACATATAATTGATTTGAAAAATAAACTACAAGAGAAATTATTATCATGAGTGAAAGTGAACTACAACAACTCAAAAAAGAAACCGATGAAATTTTAGGCTCTGATAAAGAGTTTGATTTTTTATTGTCCTTAAAAAAAATATTGCAAGAGAATATTCCTGATAGTTCTGGATTATCAATAAGTAAAAAAAAAGAATTTGAACAATTAATTAAACAATTAGAGAAAGTAGAAAAAACAATTGGAGAGAAGAATGAAAATATTCAATATGCTCTAATTGATATTTTAAAACAATTCAAACAATTTAAAGTTAATATTCCCAAACGATTTGATGTTAATGTTTTAAATCAAACAACATATCCTCAATTTCCTTCTTCATTAAAAGTTAATAATTTCCCTAAAGATATTAAAATTAATAATTTACGCGATTATACACCTGATATTTATAAATTTGAAAGTTTGCTTTTAGCATTATTAAAACAAGGAAATAAAAAAGAGATAAAAGTGAATCTGGATGAATATTTAGATTCAAAAAGACCATTAGCTGTACGATTGTCAGACGGGAAGAAATTTTATAAAGCATTATTGCAAGCTTTTACTTCGGGGGGTGGCGGAGTTTCTTTTGCCAAAAGTAATGGAGACGTACAAGAAGGATTAATTGATTCTGATCGGCATGTACAGGTAGATGTATTATCTACACCAGAATCGGCGGTTTCTGCTACGCCAACTGTTTATAATATTGATTTGACTTTAGCGGATACCGAATATTCTCAAGCATTACCAGTAAATACAGAAAAGTTTGAGTTTTGGTGTCGTGGAGCTTATGATATTCGTTTTGCTTTTATTACTGGAAAAGTGGCTACACCTACTGCTTCTTATCTAACTTTGAAAGCGGGAACTTATGCAGAGGAAGATAACTTAAATTTAGCCGCTACCACTTTGTATTTAGCGTGCGGAACGGCGGCACAAGTTGTTGAACTTCTAGTTTGGACATAATATGAAGATATCTGGAATCCCAATACAATTATTAGACAATCGATATTTGAAGCTTGATGCTTCAAATGATCCCGTGACTGGCAACCTTTTAGTTAGACCTACAGTTGATTCTCTCTCTAACTTCGAAGTACAAGATAAAGACACAAATGTAATTCTGTCAGTAGATAGTGTGAACAATAGAGTCGGCATTGGGACGGCGAGTCCTCTGGGCAAAACTCATATCAAAAATAGCCAAAATACTGCAACTCTAGGAAGTGAAATGATAACGGTAGCTAATAATAGGACTTTTGCCGGCGCGGGTAACTGGACGGGGACCAATTGGACAGTAGGAAGTGGCGTATACACACACACCGCAGGAGCTAATGCTGCATCTCTGGCGAATACTTATTTAAGTGAAGCTCCTGTCGGCGGTAATTATTACAAGGTAGTTATTAAAATTACTACCACTGTGGCGGGAGTACTAACCATTGCTCTTGGCGGAAGAAGTTATTTTAATCTAGCTGGGAGCCAGCCTAGTCAAGATGTCACATCAAATACTTATACATTTATGATGAAGGCTGTTGGTAATGGTCCTATCACACTTACACCAGACGCTGTTTGGACAGGCAGTGTGGACAATGTAAGCATTAAAAAAATAACTCCTATTTCAGAACCGCTTATAACTTTTGAAACGAACGCAGAATCTATACCATCAAGCGAGATAAGAATTACTGATAGTACTACACAAAATATGTACTTCGGGAAAGAAAACGGGGTTACGTGTGTTACATCCATATCAACGGCGAACGTGGGAATTGGGTTTAATTCGCTGTATTCTGTTATAACAGGATCGAGTAATGTAGGTATTGGAACTGACGCTTTGTATCAATTGACAACGGGCGACCTTAATATTGCCATCGGGAATGGGGCATTTTCAGGGCTAACTATTGGTAGTGGTAATATTGCTCTTGGCGGAAACTCTTTTTGGGGGAATATATCTGGATCATATAATATTGGTATTGGGACAGATTCGGGCTCTAAAAATATTTCGGGTTCAAATAATACTTTTATTGGATATTCCGCTGGTTTCTGGCAAACGGGAAGTGATAAGTTAATTATTGACAATATCCTGCGAGCAAATGCGGCCACTGAACTAACTAACGCTATCATTTATGGTGTGTCAGCGGCGCTTCCGATAAACCAGACTTTAGCATTAAATGCAGTTGTTTCAATTAGTGATGGCCTGATAGTCAATGAGGGCGGATTATCAACTTGTGATACTCGAATAGAGGGTGATACTGATGCTAATTTATTATTTGTTGATGCTAGTGCCGATAAAGTGGGCATCGGGACGACGGGGCCGGGAGCAAGATTAGAAATTATTGGCGGCAGTGCCGGTTCTAAGTCGCTGATAGTTAGAGGAAATTCAAGTAATGACGCCAACATTCAGGAATGGCAATATAATAGCGGAACTGTTAGGGCAAGTATAGCAAATACAGGAGCATTTTATACCCTTGGAGATGTAGGAATTGGGGTCGCTGTTGATACAAAATATGGTCTTAATTTAGCAAAATCTGTTGATGGAGCAGATACGCTGACATATAGGGGATTAAATTTTACCCTTACCGATGCTCCAAGCACAAGCAATACGCACTATGTCCAAGGTTTAGCTGGTTATACTTATGCTAATCCTGAGGCCGGTGTTACAAACTCGGGAAATATAAGAGGAGGTATTTTCGGCGCATACTTAACGTCTGACGCAACCCAAGGAACGGTAACTACTGTCTATGGATTATCGGTTGGAGCGGGGACGCTTACTGGCGCTACAGGAACAATAACCAATCTTTATGGTTTTGATCTAAGCCTTGCAAAAGCATCGGGTTCAACAATAACCAATGCCTATGGTTTGTATTTGGCAGATGTAAACCAAGGAGATACTCTTAACTATGCCATTGTCACCAATGCAGGAAATATCGTCTTTAACGAAGGCGGCGACGCTTCGACT